ACGTAACTTTGAAATGATCTGATCGACCGAATGTCGTTTCTGACTCATCTGAAAGAATCCTTTCCGGGCCTACGGCCCGAAACGATTCTCTCACGCACACCGGATCAAGTTTAGGGGAGGAGGTCAGGGCGACATCGACGGCTAGCTACTGTCGGTGATACCAACAAACGAAAGGCCATGCGGAGCCGCATCTCCGTGTGGCTTTTTTTGTTGGTCCGCCCGTCGCTGGTCTAGGAGACGAACGTGCCAGGCAAGATCAAGAAAGGTTGTGGATTTCCAGGCTGTCCAAACACTACGGGCGCACGGTTCTGCCGACAGCACACAGAATCGAAACAGCGCGTCGTGACCACCTCTCGACCATCAGCAGCAGAGCGAGGCTACGACCGCAAATGGCGACGGCTACGTAAATGGTATGCAAGTCGGCATCCGTTGTGCGAACGGTGTTCGTCGAACGGGATCACGCGTGCGATGGAGGACGTGCACCACTTGATTCCGTTTCGAGGAGTGGATGATCCGCTGCGGCTTGATCCGACAAATCTGCAGTCACTATGTAAGCAATGCCACAGTCGCATTCCAAAAAAGGGAAGCATGCGAATCAACACACAATCCTCTGTGATAAGGTACCCCGCCTCCACATCACGAGAGGCTGGCAAAGGATAGACCACCTCCCCCAAGCGCGCGTGAGGTCGCGAAATTGGGCGAGGGGGGTATCGGGCTGAAGAATCATGCGTGGAAGAAAACCGAAACCGACGAAATTGAAGCTGCTGGAAGGCAATCCCGGCAAGCGGCGGATCAATACTGAAGAGCCGCAGCCGCCCAAGGGCACGCCTGAGCCGCCGAACTTTCTGGACGAGGAGGCGCGGGCCGAGTGGTTCCGCACAGCCACCATCCTGCAGGAAATGGGGCTGCTGAGCTTGGCCGACCGCTCGGCCCTGGCCGCCTATTGCACAGCCTACAGCCGCTGGGTCGCAGCCGAGGCCCAGGTGAAGAAATACGGGACGATCGTCAAGTCGCCTAACAAGGGCTTCCCAATGAAATCGCCCTATCTGACGGTGGCCGACCAGTCGTTGGAGACAATGCGAAAGTTCATGGTGGAATTTGGCCTAACGCCTTCGTCCCGTAGCCGCATCCGCACGCCCGGATCTGCCAAGGCGGATGACCTGGACGCCTTCCTGGAGGCGGGTTGATCATGGTGCGTCTCGCGCAGCAACTGGCCGACGCACGGGCCGCAGGTTGGGGTGACTGGATTCGCAGCACTCAAGACGAGCGGGCCGTGCTGGAAGGCTGTCACTTCGACTTACAAACCGCCGAGCGCGTACAGACGTTCTTCCGGCAATTCCTGCGACACTCCAAGGGTCAATGGGCGGGCCAACCGTTTGAGCTATTGGACTGGCAATGGACCGACGTCATCGCGCCGCTGTTTGGCTGGAAACGCCCCGATGGCACACGCCGCTTCCGGCGTGGCTATATCGAGGTGCCCAAGAAGAACGGCAAGAGCGCGCTGTTCTCAGGGATGGGTTTGTATCTGCTAGTCGGAGACGGTGAGCCGGGCGCGGAGATCTATAGCGCAGCCGTAGATCGGGACCAGGCGTCGATTGTCTTTAACGAGGCTGCCAACATGGCCGAACAGTCGGCCGAACTCGCCTCGCGCCTGTCCGTGGTACGCAGCACCAAGCGAATCGTCTTTCACCGCAGGCGGTCGTTCTACAAGGCGCTCAGTGCCGATGTGCCGGCGAAAGAGGGACTCAATGCGCACGCCGTGCTGATTGACGAACTGCACGCTCAGAAGACGCGCCAGCTTTGGGATACGCTGCGTTACGCGGGCGCGTCACGCCGCCAGCCTTTACACCTGTCAATTACTACGGCCGGTTTTGACCGGCATTCGATCTGCTGGGAACAACACGACTACGCGCTGAAAGTGCTCGACGGCACCATCGAGGATCCGTCGTTCTTCGCCTACATGGCGGCCGCTGAATTGGAGGACGACTGGACCGATCCGGCGGTCTGGAAGAAGGCCAACCCAAGCTTCGGCATTACGGTTGACGAAGAACAATTCGCCGAAGACTGTCGTGAGGCGCAGGAGTCACCCGCCAAGGAGAACTCATTTCGACGTTACCGGCTCAACCAGTGGACCGAACAGGAGGTCCGCTGGCTGAACATGGAGAAGTGGGACACCTGCGGCATGCCATTGCAAAACCTGGAAGGGTGTGAGTGCTTCGCTGGCCTGGACCTTTCGACGACGACAGACGTTTCGGCACTTGTCTTGGTGTTTCCCGCCGCGGAGCGTTACGAAGTATTGCCGTTCTTCTGGGTGCCTGAGGAAGGCGCTCGTCAGCGGGAGCGGCGTGATCGCGTGCCCTACCTGCATTGGATTCGAGACGGTTACATCGAGGCTACACAGGGCGAGGTAATCGACTACGATTTGATTCGTCATCGAATCAACGAACTTGGTGTGCGGTTCAACATCCGGCAGATTGCCATCGACCGTTGGAATGCCACACAGTTGGCGACTCAATTGGAAGGCGACGGTTTCGAAGTCATCGCCTTCGGGCAGGGATACGCCAGCATGAACTGGCCAACCAAGAAGCTTGAAGAGTTAGTCCTGGGCACCAAGATTGCGCACGGCGGACATCCAGTATTGCGATGGATGGCCGGCAATGTCTCGATTGAGCAGGACGCAGCCGATAACTGGAAGCCCTCTAAGAAGCGGAGCACCGAACGGATCGACGGTATCGTGGCGCTGATCATGGCGCTGGGCCGGGCGACGCTGGAGCCCGGGCAGCAGGAAAGCATCTACGCAAAGCGTGGGCTGCTGTCGATTTGAACGTGTGTCTATTGCCGCATCCAATGGCGGCGGACTGTCGAACACCTATAATAGTCCAACCAAACGACTTGGCCATGAAAAAGTCGATCGATGCCCGTTCGCTGCCCGCACTGCCACGATTCGATTGAAGTACAGGACTTGTCCGAGGAGACTATCTGTACGTCCTGCGGCTCTAGCATACAAACTGACCTAGATCGAACGGAATCGTGGTTGCCCGCCGGAACACCGCGACGGATTGGCAAATTCGAATTACTCGAGCAACTGGGCGTGGGTGGCTTTGGAGCCGTCTATAAGGCCCGCGATACTGAGTTGGAACGCACGGTTGCGATTAAGCTCCCGCGGCCGGGGAGCCTTCAAAACAAAGAGGACATCAAACGTTTCCTAAAAGAAGCGCGAAGCGCTGCACAGCTGCAGCACCCGAGTATTGTCACTGTCTATGACGCAGGCCAAGAAGACGACATCTGCTGGTTGGTGAGCGAGTATGTTCAAGGAGAAACACTGGCAGATCGTCTTCAACGAAACCAATTCTCCTTTCGTGACGCGGCGCTTTTGGTTGCCGAAATGGCGGACGCTATCCACTTTGCCAATGAGCGCGGTGTCGTTCATCGTGACTTGAAACCGTCGAATGTAATGCTCGACATGGGAGGCCGACCTCACATAATGGACTTCGGTCTCGCCAAACGCGCCGTCGGCGAAACCACGGTGACTATTGCAGGTGAAGTATTAGGCACGCCGGCCTATATGTCGCCCGAGCAAGCCAAGGGAGAGTCACACACGTCGGACGCGCGCAGCGACGTGTACAGTCTTGGTGTGATCCTTTACGAGATGTTGACCGGAGAACTGCCGTTTAAGGGCAACAAACGCATGCTGATCGTGCAAGTGTTGCAAGACGAGCCGCGCCCGCCACGAAGGCTTAATGACAGCATCCCAAGAGATTTGGACACAATCTGCTTGAAGTGCATGATGAAGAGCAAGGCGATGCGCTTCACCACTGCGAAAGAGTTAGCGGACGACCTACATAGATTCGTGAAGGGTGAGCCAATTGTCGCCAGACCGATCTCGACGCTCAATCGCACTTGGCGCTGGTGTCAGAGAAACCGACGTGTGGCCTCGTTGTTGGCACTTTCGGCAATCTTAGTAGCCATGGTTGTCGTTGTCACAGCGGTTAGCAGCGTAGTTAATTCTCGAGCGCTTTTTAGAGAGCGAGCGGCACGACAGCAACTCGAAAAGAGCCTTTACTTAAACCGCATTAATCAATCGCTACTTCATTATCGCGCCAACGATCTAGCTGAGGCGCGTTCCGTACTTGAGCAGGCAATACCCGAATCTGGAGAGTCTGATAGAAGAGGTTGGGAGTGGTACTATCTCAACGCCGTCACGCATGCTGCTTCGGAGACTAAGAAAATCGGAAATGACGGTGCGGAGTGGGTGAACTGCGTGTCCTTTAGCTCGGACGGAAGGTATTTGGCAGCTGGAGCGGGCGCACCTCATTTCGAGAATTCGGTGGCGGGAACGCCAGGTTCACTTGCTGTTTGGGATTTGGAAACAGGGCGGACGGTGATCGACTTACATGGCAAGACACTTTCAATCGCGAGTTTGGCTTTCAGCCCTGATGGCCGGCGAATTGCGGCGGCTGATCAAGACGTTCACTTTAAACGAAATGTTGGGTTCGCAGCGCCAGGTTCACTCCGGATTTGGGACATTGCTACGGCCAAAGAGTTGCCGGCGATCGACCAGAACAAGGGCACTTTCTTTGACGTCGCCTTTAGTCCTAAGGGGGGCTATCTGGCAGCGAATTCAGTAGATGGAGTTTGTATTTGGCATTTAAAGACAGGAGATTTACTTCACACAATCGCGGATACATCGCTCTGGAGATTCAGCGATGAAGATCGCTTCATCACAATCAATTCCAACGGCCAACTCACTGAGCGTCAAGTGCGAGACGAAACACTGATCAAGGAAATCAGATCGCCCCCCGATGGCCAGCAGAGTTTGGACGGAAAATTCACATTTAGTTCGGATGGAAAGCTCACAGCATCAATCACCAAAGACCGTGATGGTGTCAACATCGTGGACACCTTAACAGGCCAATTGTATCGAAGAATTACGCAACCTGCTGTGAATTGTTGCGCATTTAGCTCCGACGGCCACTTGCTTGCCTGCGGCGACGGTGATCGTGTTGTTCATGTTTGGGACTTGGCAGACGGCAAGCGATCGCATGTTCTTAGAGGACATTCAAACAAAATACGTTCACTTGCATTCAATTCTGACGGGACAGTCCTTGCCTCCGGCGACTGGGACAAGACGGTCAAACTATGGAGATTGCATGGCTCGAGTGACCACGTCGACTTAAGTGAATCTAAATCCGGACATCGATTAGAGGACATGGCTTTTCGAGATTCAGATAACCAGATCGTCTCTCTAACGTTAGGGCTGCAATCGCTCAAAGTGTGGGACAGAGCTACGGCCACTTGCTTACATGATCATTCATTTCCCGTCATTAAACGTCGTCGTGCGCTCGGCGCTATGGCGGCCATTTCGCCGAAAGGCAGCCGCTTGGCAGCCATAGGAGCCGACGACCCACACACACTTGTGGTTTGGAATATAGACACACAAGAAGAATTACAGCGCCTTAATGCGCACGAATCACCGGCAAGTCATCTGTACTTCAGCGGTGATGGAGTCCGATTAACATCAGCGGAATCTAAGAACTCGCAGGCAACAATCAATGTATGGGATGCCGCAACTGGAGCATCGGTGTTCAAGCATCAAGTCGCGTGCAAGCGTCTCGATCGATTGGCGCTCAATTCGAAAGGCAAGTTGTTAGCGGCCTCAATGGTACTGAACAGCGAATCAACAGAAAATCCGGAGGCGCCGGGTGACCATCTGATTCGGGTGTGGTCTGTAGACGATGGCATGAAAAAGTTTGATGCGAAAAGCAAGTGGCGATGCTTTTCGCTGGCATTCAGTCCTGATGAAAGAACGCTGGCTTTGGCCGATGTTCGAGGTCAATTGAGTTTGTGGCAGATTTCGAATGGAAACATGATCTCAATGTTTGAGACCGGCCCAGCGTTCATAGAGAATCTTGCTTTTAGCCCAGATGGGAAGCGAGTTGCTGGTGCAACGCGACGGCAGGTTGCCCTCTGGGATGTCGCCAGTGGCGATATGGTTTTCACACTACAAGGCAAGCCACAGGGGGGCGATTTGATCTTCTATCCGCGTGTCATTTTTAGCAAAGATGGCAGGCACATCGCGGCAAACCAATTTGACGATACGATAAGGATTTGGAGCGGTCTCTGGCCCGGCGAAGATTAGGTACTGTTGACATTTAGTTGCAAGTTATCATCAGCGATGCCAAGTATACGAATCCGAAGTAGTTGCGGTCAGTTTTGTCGTAGCGTGTGGCTACGCGGCGGTAGTTTTTGATGCGGTTG